CGCTGCAGCCCTGACTAGCACAGCATTGGTAATTGCACCTTCAAGTGCAGCACCTCTAGCAGTAACGGTTGCAGGAGCAGCGAATACAACAACCGCACTTGCACCAGCAACTGCAAACGTACCAGCAGATAATAAGGTAGATGCAGCAGATGCTGTAGCCCTAGTTGCAACTGCTGACACAGGAACAGTAGTATCATTTGCCTCAACAGGTGGAGTACGAATTGTTCTGGCTTTGGACAACGCTCCAACAGCACCAGTTCTTGCATCAGCAGGAACAACAACACATTCAGCAACATCACAGGGTGCAGCACTTACTGTGTATGCATTCACAACATCAACAGCAACTGGATCAGTAACCATTACAAATGGTGCATATTCCACTATCGTTTATGTTAAGGGTATCGCAGGATCAGCATACAATGTTGGCCTAACAGTTCCATCTGCAGTAGCAGTAGGAACAATCCCATCAGTTGCAGTAAATGTAACAGACGTATTTGGTAACGCAGTAGGCGGAGAGACAGTAACAGCAACACTTATTGGTGCTACTTGGGCAGATGCCTCAATCTCAAAGTCAATCCTTACAGCAACAGCAGCAAATGTTTCTGCAGACTCAACACTTACTCTTGGCTCACGTGCTGAGAAGTTGGCAACAGCAGTTGCTGGCACAGTAACAATTGCAGCAACAGGAGCAACTTCAGCGACAGCAGTTACAGGACTTCCAGCACCAGTTAAGGCTGTAGTTGGTTCATTCGCAGTAACTGATCTTAATGGAACAATTAATGCACTTAATGCAAGAATTGCAGGACTTAATGCAGAACTAGCAGTAGTAAATGCTGCTTTAGTTGCAGAACGTGCAGGCCGTGCATCAGATAAGGTTGCATCAGATAAGGCTCTTGCAGATGCAATCGCTAAGTCAACAACAGATTCAGCAACTGCAAAGGCAGCAGCAGATGTTGCTCTCAAGGCAGCAGCAGCAACCTACAAAGCAGAGTATAACGCTCTTGCCAAGAAGTGGAATGCTAAGAATCCAAAGGCTAAGGTTGCTCTAAAGAAGTAAAATAGTCCAACAATTAGGGGAGTCATTAACTTGGCTCCCTTTTTTGTACCTAAAAACTGATATACTATTATGATGTTAGAATTAATTAAAGAAGCAAAAAAGAATAGCCAAGCAATTGTGTTTGAGAACTATCAAAAACCAGATATTTCTTGGGAAGATGTCCTATTGTTTTTATATAATGAGTCAGTGGTACCTAACCACGATTTAGAAAAAAGAGTAAAAGAAATAAACAACCTTTCTGATTTTAATTCAATAGGAAATATTCAAATACAAAGCAAGCTTTGGCTTTCTCCACAATCACATAATATATTTAAAGATTTTAATGGGGTATCTGAGTTGCTATATAAATTAAATGACTCAAAAGACAATAGTCATTGTACATATTATTTAGATCAGCATTGCTCTTGTGATTCCGATTGGCATTTTCAAGGCATAAGAATTTCTTTATCAAATCGCCTTGTATCTGACCATCACGATCCACACGATATATTTTATTGGCAAATACTTGGAACATCATTTTGGAAAATAGATGGAGACATTACTTACACTCTGAATCCAGGAGATATGCTATACCTTCCTCTTGAGAACTCACACGAAGTGTGGTGCGATGGTCCACGAGCAGGACTTTTAATTGATAATCTTAATTAAATGATATAATAGCCTTAATAGTCATATCACCACTACGACTATAAGGAGTTAAAGATTAAAAAATTACTAAGGTTAGTATTAATCTTATCATTTGTTTTATTTCCCCTGCTTTTGCTAATTGACAAAGCTCACGCAGCAGAAGGTTTGACTGCTCAAGTCTATAATGTGCTGGGACAAAATAGTTCTCCCTATATACCCCAGGGAGCATCTCCAGTCGTCACTACTAATGTACCCAAAATTGACTTTCAGTGGGGCAGTGGAAGCGTCTTAGGTGGACCATCAGAGGATGTTATTGTACGATTTACGGGGTCAATTCTTAGCAATACGACTCAAAACATATCATTCTTAGCAACAGCAGATGATGGTACAAGGCTATACATTGGTGGAGTCTTAGTAGCAGATGACTGGGTTGACAAGGGTGGCGGAGGAACTACAACTGATCCAATATCTTTTACAGCAGGAGTCCCTAAAACAATAGAATTAATGTATTATGAAAATGGTGGGGGAGCAAATGTATTTCTTAATTGGGATCAGTCTGGGTCTATGGATATTATTCCAGAATCAGCCTTTACATCTCAAGCAGCACCAGTAGTAAAAACAATAGGTCCTCCAAGAAATTTAACAATAGCCAGTGGAGAAACCTCAACAGTCTTAACTTGGGAAGCCCCAAATACTGGCAATACTCAACCAGAAAGATATGCAATTAGTTTTAATTGTACTGGGTGCAATGGCTGGGGAATTGCTACTGGAAATGTTGGCGGACCAAATTCTTTGAACACAACAATAACAATTGATCATTCCTTGCTAAATGGACTTATGCCAGCAGGAACAGTCTGGTCGTTTCATATTAGATCAGATAACGATACATTTGCACTTTACTCTGCAAATTCAAATGTTGTTACTGGTTCTACATATGTAGCACCTGCTCCAGAACCTTCACCTTCTCCTACACCTAGTCCCTCTGAAACAACAACTGTAACAACGCCTCCGCCCAGCGAAACATCAACAGTGACAGTACCGACTGGACCAACTGAAGCAGAAATTGCAGCACAAGTAGCAGCCCAATTATCTGCACAACAAGCAGAAGCAGCAAGAATACAAGCAGAAACAGCAGCATTGATTGCACAGCAAGCAGCAGCAGCTCAAGCAGAAGCAAACAGACTTGCAGAGATTGCTGCAGCCAATGCAGAAGCAAATAGAATTGCAGCAGAACTTGCTGCTAAGATTGCAGAAGAAGAAGCAGCAATGGCAGAAGAGGCAGCAAGAATACAGGCAGAGATAGATGCAAATGCAGAAGCTGATCGTATAGCAGCAGAACTTGAAGCAGCACAGGCTCAAATGGAAGCAGAAGCACAAGCAGAAGCAGACCGTATTGCACAAGAAGAAGCAGAAGCACAAGAAGAAGCAAACGCTCAAGCAGAAGCAGATAGAATTGCAGCGGAGCAAGAAGCTATGGAACAAGAAATAGCAAATGCTATAGCAGAAGAGAAAGCAGCCATAGCAGAAGAAGAGGCAGAAATTGCAGAAGAGTTGGCTGCTATTGCAGAAGAAGAAAAGATTATTGATGAAATAAAAAAAGATGTAGATTCTGGAAAAGAGTTAACTGAAGAGCAAAAAGATATTGTAGTAGCAGCATTAATAGAAGACCTTAAACCTGGAGAGTCTATTTCTGCAGCAGAAGTACAAGCGTCTGGAGTTTCATATGCAGACCTTCCACCAGAAACACCAATTGAAGTTCGTACAGATGAAAATGGAAATGCTCTTGTAATCACTGCAGAAGTTGCAGCAAGTGTTGAATTAGTTCAAGATCCAGGCGCATTGTTAGATGCAGTATTCACAGATCCATCAGCAGCAATTGCAGCATTTGCAAGTATTGGTGCAGATATGACTGAGGAAGAAAGAGAAGAAGCAACAGATATGGTAGTTGCTACAGTAGTAGCAACAGGTGCAGCAATTAACGCAGCAGCTGTCGCAACAGGTGGAGCTACAGGTGGAAGCTCTGGTGGTGGAGGAAGTTCTGGTGGTGGCTCAGGCGCTAATTCACCAGGTTCAAGAGGAGGAAGAAAATGGTAAGAATAATAAAAAATATAATGAAAGACCTAGTAGATCAGGCATGGACTCTTCTTGGAATGTTTATTGCCTGGGTTGTTTTGGACGGTAGCGCAAAAACTATCGTTGGCTATGGAATTATAGCTACAACAAGTCTTTGGATTATTACTAGTCCAATTAGAAATAAGGAGAAATAAAATGGCAACTAAAAAAATAGCAGTGGCCCCTAAAAAAGAGAGCCCACAAAAAGCTCTTCCAAATATTTTGATGCGTATAGTAGCAGTATTTGCTGCATCTGGACTATCTGTGCTTGGTGCTGGAGCAGTAGTAGGAATTGATACAATTCAGGCAGTAATGCTTGCAGGCCTACTAGGAGTAGCAACAGTAGTTGAAAGGCTGGCTAGGGCTTTTTTGGACGATGGCAGGCTTACTATCGCAGAAATAAATGATGCGTTTAAAACGGTAGACAAAAAGGCTAATTAGTCATTATCTAGCATTACTTGACACCCCTTCCTAGCCAATGGTATACTTGAGTATATCGGTTTGGGAGGGGTTTCTGCATGACTTGTATTGCTGTTGTCCGCCATGAAGATAAAGTTTATATGGCTGGAGATCGTGGTGCTTCTGATGATGGCACTATACTTGCTCTTGATGCGCCGAAAGTTTGGAAGATTGGTCCCTATCTAATTGGATATGCTGGGGCGATGGACGGAGAAAGAATTCGCTATAACTTTAAACCATCTGTTCCAAACATTAAAGATATTGATAAGTTTATGCAAACCAGATTTATTAAAGAACTAAAAGAATTTTATAATGAATTTTGGGTTGACACATCTAAAGATGGAGACTTGGGATTAATTATTTGTGTTCGTGGTCAAATTTACGAACATAGTTCTGCAGATATGTCTTTGTCTAAATATACTCTTCCATACCTTGCTATGGGTTCTGGTGCTGAGTATGCCTATGGAGTTTTATATGCAACAGATAAACAAAAAAATGCAAGAAACAGAGTTGTTCAAGCAGTAAATGCTGCAATTAAATTTAATCCATCATGTATGGGTCCAGTTGACGTAGTAAGTGCTTAGAGGTATACTTATATTATGCATATAGAAGATAGCGTAGAAGATGCAGAGTTTGGCATCTGGTTAACAAACGGAATTGAACGGGGATGGATTTCAAATCCATACTGCAACACCCATGATGGTGGGTATGAGTATATGGGCGAAGATGAAGCTGCTGAGTGGGATGAGGGTGGAGACCCATGCTGCCATGTAGTTCGTCTAATGATTTAAAGAAAAATATATTATGCACTATGATTTAAATTATGCTAAAAAGTCAAACCTTCTATCTGAATTATCTGAAAAATATGGTTCTGATAAAGGCTGTGTAGTTGAAGGAAGTATTCATAAAGGTGGATGGCCTTATCATTGCTATACAGATATTTATGATTTCTTTTTAAGCGGTATGAAGAATACAGCTTTAAACATACTAGAATGTGGCATAGGAACAAATAATCCTAATCTTCCTAGCTCTATGGGTATTCATGGACAGCCTGGAGCATCTTTAAGAATGTGGAGAGACTACTTTGTTAATGCAAATATTATTGGTATAGATACAGATCAAGATATAATGTTTTCTGAAAACAGAATATCTACATTTGTAGTAGACCAGACAAGTTCAGAATCTATTCAAAAATTTAAAGATAAGATTGATGTTGAGTTTGACCTTATATTAGATGATGGTCTTCATCAATATGATGCTCAACTTAATTTATTTAAAAATATGTTTGATAGGGTAAAAAAAGATGGTTTTTATATAATAGAAGACTGTCATGGTTCATATCATAAACTATTAGAATACCTTGAAGAACATAAGTATCAGTTTGTTGGGTTTTATGGAGAAAGAAAACATAATATAGATGGCTGGGATTCTTTTATTATTATCAAAAATAGCTAATTAAGGGGTAAAAAATGTGTATAATTTGTGTTTCTACTGTAACCGTTGTTTCTTTATTCTTACCAGGACAAGCACCGTCCCAAGTTGCAACTCAACCACCACCAATAATTAATAAAAATAATGTTAAAGAATATGAATTTACAAATAAATCGTGTTCTAAATCAAATTTAAATAAAATTAACAATAACACAATATGTTTGAAGAATGGCAAAGTCTATAGATGGGCTAAAATAAAAAATACACCGTTACCAACGCCTTCACCAACGACTATTCCTACGCCAACGCTAACCCCTAAACCCATTCCAACTCCAACACCCACTTCAACAATAAAGAGTATTTCTTACTCACCTCCTTCTGTGATCAGCGACGATATTGAAATATGTAAAATAAAAGAAGTAAGTAATTCAAGAGGCAGAACTGGAGCTGGATTTCCAGTTTGGAATACCATGACGCCAAGCATGGGAACGGTTAAGTGGGCATTGATACCAATAGATTTTGTAGATCTACCTGGAGAGAAAAACTTTAGATCACGAGTAGATGAGCAAATGAAATTGACATCAGAGTGGTTTGAAACTGTTAGTGAGGGCAAATTCAAAGTGGAGTGGGTGGTTTTAGATAAGTGGGTAACTCTTCCTAATAAAACCAATGATTATAACATTCAATATTCAGCAAATCTAATTGATGCAGCGAATGGACCAAGACTATTTAAAGATGCAATGAATGCTGCTGATCCTGTTTTTGATTTTAGCAATATTCAAACAGTTAATTTTATACTTCCAAAAGGGCAAACATTTTTAGCAGAAAGCTCTCAAGGTTTTCCCTGGGATCAACCTGTAATAGATTACACATCTCAAGAGGGTAAAATTGCTTCTTATTCAATTCCAGGAGCTTTTTTTGATCTTCCTGGAAAAACTTACTGGTCATATTGGGCACATGAGTTTGGACATGCAATAGGGTTGCCTCACGTTGGTGTATCTCGTGGCGATAGGCCACCATTTAATCCACTTGATTTAATGGGAAGCCAAGATGGGCCAAGCAAAGAGTTAAGTGGCTGGCTGCGTTTTTTTGCACGGTGGTTACCAGATGAGAAGGTTTACTGCAAAAAATCTAAAGATATAGAAAATATTGAAATAACACTTGTTCCACTTAGTGGAACTGATTTAGGTGTAAAACTTGCGGTAATTCCAGTATCTAATTCTAAAGCAATTGTGATTGAATCTAGAAGAGTTACAAAGTTTTCATGCACAACACCAACCACAAGAGATGGTGTTTTAGTTTATACATATGATGCTACACTTGGTCATGGAGAAAATTTTTTAACTCCAATTTACCCAAGTGGACGAAAACTAGAATTAGATTCCTGTGGATCTTTAAATGGAAGATCTGGTGGTCCAACTATGGATATGCTTCTTCATGAAGGAGATAAAGTCAACCTAGAAGGTTTAACTGTTGAGGTGCTACTTCATAGAAATTACGACAAAATTAAAATTTATAAAAATTAAACTATAGTAAAATCAAGTAGTATCACGCAGATATTGCATAGTGGTAGTGCGTAACCTTGCCAAGGTTAATGTGCGGGTCCGATTCCCGCTATCTGCTCTAATTATGATATAATAGATTTGTACTGCCTTCGGGGGTACACTAACTTATTCGCTTGAAAGGGGAATAACATGATGAACGATCCATGGGCCATTTTTAATGACCCTTTTTTTATTGGGTTTAATAGAAACCTAACACAGCTAAACAATGTATATAAAACAAACAACCAATCTTACCCTCCATATGATCTTCTTAAACTAGATGAAGATACATATAGGCTTTCACTTGCTGTTGCAGGGTTTACGAAAGAAGATATTGGTGTAACCGTAGATAGTGGAACCCTTATTATTAAGGGAGAAATTACAGAAGTAACAGATGCTGAAGTTGTTCATAAGGGCATTGCAGGTCGTAAGTTTACACGATCATTTGCTCTTGGTGAATACATGGAAGTAACTGGAGCTGATCTAAAGGATGGAATGTTGCACATCAACATTGATCGCATTGTTCCAGAAGAAAAGAAACCAAAAACAATTAAAATCAAGTAGTACAATATAAATGTCCCTACACAGGACCTTAGAGATGGTTTAGTTACCCATTTATATGACCGTGGCTATTGTGCCTGGAAGACCTGTGTAGGGCTTTTACATTGTGATATAATATCTTTATGAAATCAATTTATGAAATTCCACTAGACTCTGCAGAGGGCACACCAAACCACTTAGATCAATTTAAGGGTAAGGTAACAATGGTAGTTAACACAACAGTTGGTTGTGGAAACGCAAACCAAATGGAAGTATTACAGTGGCTTCAAGAAAAATATCAAGATCAAGGATTTGAAATAATTGCCGTCCCTACAAATGATTACTGTGGTCCAGGAGTTACTAAGGGTAGGTGGTCACAAGGAATTACTTGCGGTATGGACTCAAAAGAATATGGACAGGAAGTCTATGGAACTACTTTTCAATTTTCACAAATGGTTTCATCTAATCCAAATTTAGACTTAAATCATGAATTAGGTAATGGTTTGCCAGAAGGAGTAAATGGTTTGGGTCAGCCAACATTGCCACCACACGAACTGTATGCAGAAATTTCAGAACAAATGCTAGAACTTAACCAAATGGTGCGTAAGCACCAGATTCAAGACGAAACTCCAGAAGGAGGATACCTATCTCCTTGGTTAAATCTTGGTTTTTATAATGGTGCCCAAATGGGTGGAAATTTTGAAAAATATTTAATTGACAAAGATGGATATGTTGTAAAACATTTTGCTTGCACAACATTAAATTATGATATAGAAAAAACTCTTAAGCAGTCTTTAATTGATGCTGGAACTCCTGCAGAAATGGGCGAGGGTAGAACTATGGAAGTATTTAATGAAGAGTATGGACTTGTTTGTAAAGAAATAGAAAAATTAATTTTGGGAAGTTTATCTCCAATAAATCCTAATTCAAAAATTTTATCTAGTTTGTAAAATTATATTAAATTAATAAATATGCCTGACAAAGAGCTATTTAAATATAATAAACAAGAATTAAAGAAAAGATTGTCTGAAATAAAAGAATCATCTGGCTGTGTAGATTGTGGAGTTAAGAATCACATCGTTTTAGATTTTGATCATTTAAGTGATAAAAAATATAACATTTCAAGGATGATCCACGATGGATTTTCGTGGGCAGCAATTAAAAAAGAAATAGCAAAATGTGAAGTAGTGTGTGCAAACTGTCATAGGATAAGAACTCATGATAGGTTGACAAAGAAAACTGCTTAATGCTATAATTGATAGATAGCCAATCAATAGGAGGAACAAATGGCAGTTAAAGGATCAGTAGAAGCAATTATTGAGATTGCAAAGAAAGAACTAGGAACCATTGAAGGTCCAAAGGATAACGAAACAAAGTACGGTGCATGGATGAAGGTTAACTTCCAACCATGGTGCCAGTCATTCGTTTCTTGGTGTGCATTTACAGCGGGAGTAAAATCATTCCCTAAGTCTGCATCAACAGTAGCAGCATCAGATCAGTTTAAGAAAGAAAAGCGTTGGGCAGATGCTCGTAATGATGATCCAACTCCAGGAGACTGGATTTATTTTGATTTTCCAGAAGATGGTGTAAATCGTATTTCACATGTTGGTCTTTGCATTAAGAATAATGGAGATGGAACAATTCAAGTTATTGAAGGAAACACTTCTGGAACCGCAAAGGGAGATCAACGAAATGGCGGAATGTGTGTAGAGAAGACTCGTGCATATGTAAAAGATAATAAGAAGAAACTAATTAACGCAGTTGTTGGTTGGGGCCGTCCAGTTTATGTTGGTGAAGAAAACGCTCCACTACTAAATAAGGTTGCAGCACCTACACCCACAGCATCAAAAGCTGTTAAGCCTGCTGTAAAGAAGTAATTTAGTTTATGGCACTGTATGAATATGATTGCATGCCATGTGCACAAAGATATATCAAGGAACGATCTATCAAAGAAAACGACCCAGGGTATGAGTGTGAAACTTGCACTCTACCACTGGTTCGTGTATACTCTAATGTAGGAGCAGTTTTCAACGGCAGTGGTTTTTATAGCACTGATAATAGAAAGAAGTAGTATAATTATGAATATGATTGCAGAAGAAGAAATTCAAATTGAAGAATGGATTCTTAAAGCAACTGATCGTTGTGATTCCTGTGCAGCAGAAGCACTAGTAAAGGTTACTGGTATTAGTGGAGACCTATTATTTTGCGGTCATCACTACAATAAAATTATGGACAATCCAGACGCTTATAAGAAAATGATGGCATTTATGCTAACAATTATTGATGAACGAAAAAAGTTAGAGGTATAGTTTATGTATGAGTATTATGTAAGAAAAGTAGAGAACGTGGTAGATGGAGACACCATTGATGTTCTTATTGATTTGGGGTTTGATATTTTGTTCCAGTCCCGTGTAAGATTGGCTGGTATTGATACCCCTGAATCTCGTACCAAGGACCTTAAAGAGAAGGCACTTGGACTTGAGTCTAAGGAGTACCTTAAGAAGGCTCTAAAGGATGCCAAGTCTGTTGTTATTAAGACTGAGAAGATGGACTCATCTGAAAAGTATGGTCGCATTTTAGGCTGGGTATACATTAATGGAGACACTGTATCACTTAATGATATGATGATCAACGATGGTTATGCATGGGGATACCTAGGAGATACTAAGGTAAAAGATTTTGATGCATTAGCCAAAGCAAGAAAATTATCTAGAAAATAAATCTGATTAAGCATATGATATGTCGCGGGTGCAATAGCACAAATCTTTTTGATGCAATTGATCTTGGAAAAATCCCAGTTGCTGCAGGATTTGCAAAAGAAGATTTATTAACACCAGAGCTATATGAAACCAAAATGGTTGTTTGTGAATCTTGTGGCCTTGGGCAAACATCTATAGACCTTGACGAGTCATCATTGTTTAGTTATTATAACTTTAGGACATCACTTAGTAAGTCATTTTTAGAACATTCAAAAACATATTGCAATGAAGTTATAGAAAAATATAATATAACTAAAGATGATTGGGTTTTAGAGTTAGCAAGCAATGATGGATATATGCTTAAATATTTTAAAGAAAAAGGTATTGGAATACTTGGAGTAGATCCAGCAGAAAATCTTGCATTTTATTCAGCAATAAATGGTGTTCCAACAATTCCTCAATTCTTTGGATCTAAGTTAGCACAAGATATATTAAAAGAAAAAGGATATCCAAAGTTAATCATTGCAAATAATGTTATGGCACATGTACCAAACATTCAAGATTTTATGAATGGCATATCTATCCTCTGCTCTGATGAAACAGTGGTGAGTGTTGAGAATCCAACAATAATGAATATATTAGAAAAAGATCATTTTGATACAATTTTCCATGAACACTACTCATATCTTTCATGTAATTCAGTATCAAGATTAGCAAATTTATTTAATTTAAAACTATTTGATGTTGAATTTTTAACAACTCATGGTGGGTCTAATAGGTATTGGCTGTCAAAAAATAAAGAACAAAAGAATATAGTTAATGAAACAATTTTGTATGAATATAAAACTGGTTTAATGAATAAAGAAGCTTGGAAAATTTCATATGACAGAATAAAAAGTAATGTTGAAAAATTTTATAACAAGGTTGTTGATCTAAATAACTCTGGATCTATAATTTGTGGATATACAGCATCTGCTAAATCAACAGTATTGTTAAACTTTGCACAGATTAAACGTGGAGACATTAAAGCAATTGCTGATGACGCTGTTGAAAAACAAAATCATTTTTTGTTAGGACCAAGCATTCCTATTACAAGCATGGAAAAAATGCTTTTATTAAATCCAACGGACATTATTGTATTTTCTTGGAATATTTATGATGAAATAAAAAACAAAATTGTTGGTGCTGGGCACAAAAATATAAATGTTTGGGTATGGAATGGAGAAAACAATTAATGAAGCATGTATTTTATTTTACAGCAGACTGGTGTTATCCTTGCAAAAAAGTAAAACCAATTGTAGAAGAAATTAACAGAGACAGTATAATTAAATTTCAATCAATAGATGTTGATTCAGAAATAGAATTAGCTAAAAAATTTGAGATTCGTTCTATTCCTACGTTTATATTATTAAAAGATGGCAAAGAGATTAAAAGAATTACTGGAGCAAAAACTAAAGAACAACTAGAGGAATTTATTGGTTATGAAAAAAATATTCAAAATGATATTCAATCCTGATGGAAAGAACATGATGCCTAACGAACAAGATTCTCTAGACTATTTAATATTAAATGGAGGTATTGAAGTTGTTGGTTTAGACTCAGACAACGGTGAGTTTTTATATGTATTTACTCCCAAAATCAAAGAACTTATGCCAGATTTATATAAAGAACATATTAATGATGTGAATAAAAATGTTTTAAAATTGTGGGAAATGGGCTTTTTAGAAATTGACTTTATGAAACCTGATCCAATTGTTTCCCTTGGAAAAAAAGCTTTTGATAAAGAAGAAACTTTAAAACTATCTAAAGATGATCAATGGCATTTGGGTGAGATTAAAAGGCTTGTTAAGAAGCGAGAAGTCTGATATAATCGGTATATGATGGATATAAAAGAAGGCGATTTTGTAATGGGCATGACCAAAGAGGGCATGATTCACGGTATGGTAGAGCACATAATGATAGAAGGCGGAACACTAGGAACTCCTGGATCTGAGTACGCTCTTGAGTCAATGCCACCAGAGAATCCAGCAATGGCTGTAAGAATATACAAAGAAGAAGATGATGGCTGGGAAGAAACAGCATACAGTATTGGCATGATGTACAAAGATGCAAAGGTAGTTGATATGAAAAATTATTCAATGGAAGATTCAGATAATGGTATGGATGCATATGATAATTCAATAGGTAAATCTTATCATTCAGACGATGAAGAGATGGACAAATGGGACAACTTAACAAAAGCTTGTTGGGTTGGATATGAACAACGTGGTATGAAAGAAAAAGATGGACGAATGGTTCCTAATTGTGTACCAATAACTAAATCAGAAGAAATGGAAGATGATATGGCAAAAGCAAAAAAACCTAACTATGGAGAAATGATCAAGCCACGTAGAGGTGGATCAACCCCATCTAATCCAAAGTTGTATGCAACAGTAGTGCAAGCAGCAAAAGACAAGTTTGATGTATACCCATCTGCTGTAGCTAACGCCTGGGTAGTACAAGAATATAAGCGTCGTGGTGGTACATATAAGTCTGATCAAGCAGAAACTACAAAGAGCATTTGGAGTGGGGTATTTGATCCGAAAGGATTTAATAAATAATGGCTGATACATATACACCAACATCTGGCATGAAAGCAGCAGCACGTCGTGCCCTTAAATGGAAAGAAGATGGCAAAGCAACAGGTGCGGGTACTCCAGTAGGTTGGGGTAGAGCAACAGACATAGTTAATGGATCTGCAATGTCTCTTAGTACTGTTAAAAGAATGTTCTCTTTCTTTTCTCGTCATGAAGTAGACAAAAAAGGAAAAGGTTTTTATGATGGCCCAGAGTTTCCATCTAATGGTCGCATTATGTGGGATGCATGGGGTGGAGATGCAGGATTTTCTTGGTCACGTGCAATCGTTGAGCGTGAAAAAAAAGAAACAGAAAAAATTTGGCTAGGAACTGCATTTGATTTAAGAAAAAAATAATATATGGAATATATAGTTATTTTGAGCTTGACATTGTTATTGGTTTGGGCTATAATTAGTATAACGAATAAAAACAAAATAAAATTTTTATCTAAAATTAAATATCGTCAAAGCAATATGCATGAAATTGTTAAAAATGTTATTCCTAAAGAGATGTTTGTAAAACCAAAAATAATCAGACAGTCTGAAAAACATATTCAAAAAAATATGTTAAAGGTTATAATAACAGATGGAATGGCTTATTGGATAGCAGATAATGTTTTTTATAGTGCAAAATCTATTAATGGCAGAGTAGATGAAAGTACAATTAAACCTTTAAATGTAGACAAGTTATCAAAAAAAGAATTAGCAAAGATGATGGACATCTTAGATGATTTACGAAACGGGGTAGTACCAGATGATAGTGGCAGTACAGGGAACAAAAACCTTTAAAGATTACAGTGTATTTCTTCGTGCAATGAGTGTTGCAATGTCTGGTATGAAAGAAAACGATAATGAATTTGTTGTTTATTCTATTGGTCCTGAAAAAATAAATAATTTTGTTTCAGAGTTTTGCAATTTATCAGAACGAGGAATGAAAGCAAGAGGTAAAAAAATTAAATTTTATAATACCGCACCCTTATGGTTAGATCAAAATATAGAACAGATAGATTATTTTGCTTTTTTAAGTAGTCCCAACGAGTCAAAATCTAGCCTTGTTGTTAAAGCTGAATTAAAAATATTGAAGTTGGAATTTTTAAATACTAAATAACAAAGGAGAATAAATGAACGTAAAAAGTTTAAATACAATGGAAAAGATTGTAGAAAAAAATAAAAATTTAATTTGGGATGGATGGGATGTTATTGATATAAAAGAATCAAATACAGCAAAAACCTCTGTTAATGGAATTAGAATAAAAGATAAGTGGTACCTTCATAAAGTCTATAGTCCTGGACGTGAAGGATGGAATATACCAAACACGTATAGGACTTAAAATTGAAACAACATTTATGGAAAGACAATGGAATATGTTTTGATACTGACACAAATTTATATTTTGAAAAATATGAAGATGAAACAGATATTAGATCAGGTATTGATTCAATGTGTAAAATGTGTCCAGTAAAAAAAACATGCTTTGCTAACGGAATTTCTGGTAAAGAGTGGGGAGTTTGGGGTGGAGTTTATTTAGAAGGTGGAGAAATTTCAAGAGAATTTAATAAACACAAAACAAAGCAGGATTGGTACGATATATGGCAAGCTTTAACTATGGAGCAATAGTATGTGGTCTTGGGTATTAGCAGTAATAGGTGTAGCAGGGATCTACTTTGTTGGTCGTAAAACTATCTGGGGATGGCTTATCCTTTGTGCAAATGAAATTCTATGGATTACTTATGCAATCATAACAAAACAATATGGTTTTATATTTTCTGCTATTGCTTATGCAGTAGTATATATTAAATCTTATATTCATTGGAAAAGAGAAGAACTTGTACACTGATTCTATGCGTAAAGCTTTTCATTCAATTGATGCTCCTAAAAATTTTAATGTAGATATTATTGACAATGAACACTTTTTGACTGTAAAATTAGATGAGTATAAATTTTTAAAAATGGTACATGATGAAAAAATAGCAGCATTACAATATGTAGTGTCTATAAAAAAAGCATTAGAAATGGAAGGGGCTATAGTGTTAGTTACAAGAGAGGCAGTAAAATGAAAAAGAAAATAATTATATTGATATTAACAATAATATCAGCTTGTGTAGCAACCAGTTTATTTTTTGCTTCTTCATTAAGCAAACTATCAGACTTAGATATATTTGATATTGAAGGCGATGACATATGAAAATGATTGATGTAGTACAATAGATACTATGGAGACTGGACTTTTAATATTTTTTGCTACTCTTTCAATTTCTTTTGGAATTGCATATTGGTCAGTAAACAATAAATTAAAAAAATCTAACTTAGCACTTGTTGAAACATTTATTGCTAAAAAAGCAATAGAAGACGTTCTGCTAAAAACAGAAAGCAGTGCTTATTTTTCCGATGACTCAATGCATAAAGAAAATTTTATAAAGTTCTTATCTGATTCACGAGATTGGGCTTTTGATTATATTGAGACATCACAAAAAACAATAGAAGAAATTTCAGAAGAGTTAAAAGATATTGGATTAGATCAATACTCTGAAAAATTATTAAAACTTTTACCAGAAAAGAAATAGCATAATGGATTTTTATATTTTTTCTGATAAAATTAATGAAGTTAAAGAATTAGTTGATCACAGTTATAGTGGAGGTTTATTTGTATATAACACATTATCATCTGATTTCTTTACACAAATATCAAGAACAATTATTGAAAAACAAAAATTTAAGTATATGGTTGCAATTAGACCATATACAATTTCTCCTCAATATTTATGCAAGATTAATGAATCAATTAATAATATTGATAAAGACAGAATAGAAATTAATTTTATAAGTGGATATACACCACAAGATGAAGCAAATTCTGGTGGTATTGTAGGAAGTATAAATGACTCATCTTCAACAGCTGATAAAGCAAATTATTTAATAGACTATATTGACATACTTGAAAAAACTGATAAAGTGGTACCAGACTATTATGTTTCAGTAGTAAATAACGATATGGTTAATAAAACATTAAAACATAATAGTAGATTATTAATTGAATATCAAGACTATAAAAGTAAAATTTATAATATAGAAAATAGAAATGTAATGATTTATTTTTGGGCAGTTCTTAGAGAAACAAAAGAAGAGTTAGAAGATGTACGCAAACAAAGAATTGAAAAAGATCACAAAGATTCTAAGATTTTATATTTTACACATAAAGAGTTTAATGATATAGTTGATGAATTAGAAAAAAAAGGAATAAATAAAATACTTCTTTATGCTAACTGGATTGAAAAAGAAAGATCAATTCTTAATAACTTTGTCAAACAATATAAAAGATTAGAAAAAATATAATGAAATTTTATATATTTTCTACTGGGATAGAAGAAGTTGAAGAGTTGTACAATAGTGGATACTCAGGTGCTTTATTTATTTATCATGTAAATCAAAATGATTTCTTTACACAAATATCAAAGCATATTGTTTTAGAAAAAGATTTTAAATATATGGTCGCAATAAGACCACACGCTATTTCTCCACAATATCTGTGTATGATCAATAACTCAATTGATAGTATTGAAGCAAATAGATTACAAATTAATTTTGTAACTGGATGGCTTCAAGACAATGAAAAAGAATTTGGTGGAATACTGGGAGAAGTCAATGACTTATCACCTAATGTAGATAGATCAAACTATCTAATAAATTATATTGACGAACTTGAAAAGTTAAAAACAAAAACTCCAGATTATTATATTTCAACAACAAACAAATTTGTTTTTGATGCTGGAAGCAAACACAATAGTAAGATGATAATTCCTTATTCACAATACTTAGATAAAAGATATGATCTAAATAATAAAAAAATTATGATATCAATAACTCCAACTTTAATAGAAGAAAAACAAGAAACAGATTATGTTTCTAAAAATAAACAAAGTGACGAAAAAATGTTTACATTTGAAGAATTTAATATGTTTATAGATGAATTAAAAAGTAAAGGAATAGACGAAGTTATGATTACACAATGGGAAGAAAAAGAAAAAAAAGCAATTCATAATTTTGTCAAACAATATAAAGAAAAGGAAAATAAATGAAAGATATTATTTTATCAACACTAACAGGTTTTGGATGCGGAATTGTGTTTGCTGCATTCAAATTGCCAGTACCAGCACCACCAGTTTTTGCGGGAGTCGCAGGAATTATTGGTCTATGGATTGGTTTTACATTAATAACACGAGCTATATCCTAGGAGGAATAAAATGAATACAGAACAACTAAAGGCAATGTTAGCATCATATGGTCGCTCAGTACTTGCATCAGGTCTAGCACTCTATATGGCTGGCGTAACAGATCCAAAGGATCTATGGACAGCACTTGTTGCTGCCATTGCACCAGTGGCAATCAGAGCAATCAACCCTAATGACAAAGCGTTTGGCGTATTGCCAGATGCTAAGGAAGTAGAGAAGGCTCTAAAGTCTGCTAAGGCACCTGTTAAAAAGGCTGCTACAAAGAAGGCAGCACCAAAGAAGTAATCTGTGATAAAATAAAAGGCAGGCATACTAATACTATGTCTGCTTTTTATAATTTTGGGGGATAAAATTAATATAGATTTTGCATATATATGTAGAGAAGGTCTAAACGAGGAATTAAAGTATTCAATTAGGTCTGTAGTCAATAGTTTTCCAGAGTCAAACATATGGGTTGTAGGTGGAAGGCCAGATTGGTATGCTGGAAATCATATACAGGTAAGTCAAAATGAAGATAAATACAAAAATGCAATTAACAATTTACATGCTATTTGTGATTCTTCTGACATATCTGACACGTTTATATTAATGAATGATGACTTTTATATTATTAAAAAAATAGATAAGATTCTTGATTATCATGGTGGATCCTTATTAGAAAAAATAAACAAATATCAAAAAATAAATGCTAATTCTAACTATACAAGAAAGCTTTCTGCAACATACAAAAAAATTAAAGCGCTTGGGGTGGAAAATCCTTTAGATTACGAGCTTCACGTACCAATGATTATGGAAAAAACTAAATTAAAGCAAGCGTTATCTTATGGAGAAAATTTACTTTGGAGATCAATATACGGCAACTTGTTTAATTTACCTGGAGAAGAGATGGAAGATGTTAAAGTTTACGTAAAAGGTCCTTTAGTTTTAAAATCATATAACTTAAATAAAGACAACCATACTTATTTATCTAGTGCAGATTCGTCTTTTAGTTTAATATTAAGTGAGATATTAAAAGATAAGTTTATTCAAAAAACTAAGCATGAGAAATAATATCTAAGTACTTATCCAATAGTTTACTTGGAGCAAAATTATTAAACCCTATATCAAAAGCTTTTTCTTTTTCTAAAGAATTATCAGAAATAATATAACTATCAACTTTTTGTGCTAATCTTTTTAAATCAACTTCAAACAATTCAATTCTTGTTTTAGTTCTAAAGGTTCCAATGCTGTGTGCGGGAATAAGCCAATCATTGGGCAATATTGAGTTATTTGGAGATATGTCTGTCATAAAAACTGGAAGGCCACTTAATAAAGCTTCATTCATAGGCAAGCATAGTCCAGCATAACGTCTTGGCAAAACCATGGCATCAAATCCACTATACATATCTTGTCTATTTGTTGGGTTTCCAATTTCAATTGTAAGCCTGGAATCTTTAATTTTTGTTTCTATTTCACTTTGGCTTTTAATAACCAACTCATAATCACCTTTAGAATACTTAAGCATATCAATAACAGTTTCAGTTCCATTCCTATCTTTTGCTGCTTTTTTACCAGCAATATGAAGAATTCTTTTGTGTGACTTTGAAATATTTATTTTTCTTGCTTCACTAAACAACTCAACAGTTGTCGGTGGTGCAAGATGAATAACTTTTGTTTGACCACCAAACATTTTTTGTATGTGTTCAATATTCCATACACTAGGAGACAATAGAACTGTTGGCAACGGTAGGTTTGGATTTGATAAGTGACCAAATAGCTCATAATTGTATTGAAGAATTGTCTTAACATTTCTTTTCTTTGCAAAGTTTATAAAATTTTGATCATAAAATGTTTCACAACTTAGAACAACATCTACATCATTTAAAAATGTTTTAATTTGTTCAGAAGAAGGAAATCCGTTACTCTTAATACAATTATAGCTAGCGTACCACTCTGGATGCTGTTCATTTTTATTAAATGATGTGGAGTCAATCAAAAGAATTTTGTGAGGATTTAGCATATTGACCAATTCCCTGGTCTGATTTCCAAGTCCCGTATTGTCGGATCTAGCAATTATTCCTAGTCTCATTTGTTATCAAACCAAACATTATCATCTGTAGTAAACTTTCTACCACCTTCACGACCATCTAAATGATAAGAACGCTTAATGTTTCCTTCTGGATGGTATATCCAAAGTTTATGTGTATCCCAGCCTTCTTGACTAAAAGTATCGTAAGGAAGTATATCGTCTTGAATCTTACCATGAAATCTATCTTCAATAAAAGTTTTTTCATCAGAAAATGGTATAACAACATCTTTATAATATTTAACAGTAGTTAAATGCGGTCTCTGACTCCATTGAGAAGTTTTCATAAACCCATCTTCAAGTCCAAACATTAAATGCTTATGGTCTTCTGGGATTACTGACTCATGATGAAAACGAATTGTGTTAGCTTTTTTCTGTTCAATCATATCAATACACCTTTCCCAATCAATTGGCTGGTCTGGTGTCAATGGGGCATCGCCTTCAACATAAATCATAAGTGGTGTCTGGATTTCACGAATAGTCTTACGCATCATTGTGGTTTGATGACTGTGTTTGGCAAAGATTATTGGTAATATATTTTTATATTCGTGTAAACATTTCCAAAGAATTCTACTTTTATATTCGTTATAATCTATTTCACGATCCATCTGCTCTCGTCGTAATCCATCTATCTGCATAATAATTTCATTAGTTGGAAAATGAACTCTAAGAGAACTAATGGTCTCATCAATCATATCAGTGCTAGGATGGCTTGGTAAAACTGAAGTAGCCAAGATAATTGTTATATCATTTTTATTCATTAATCTGCCTCATTAGTTTTATTCCAAGATCTCTTTTATACTTCATCCACCAGCATACCACCTTGTGCATATTGTGAGGGTACTGATTTAATAGTTCAGGAACCAAGTAATGTAATTCAGCCCAAGTAGAAACAAAACTTACAGGAATTTCATTTTCAAATATAATATTATAAAAATCAATAAAGTCACCCTTTGAATTAATCTTATCTCCAATAGGAAGACACAACATTTCTATAGCCTCAAAGAATCTAAAGGAGTCTATTGTAACTGCCCCAGATGGCGCTGGAGCGATCTTAGCACTGGCTAGTATGCGGTAGTAGTCTTCAGGCTTATCTCCCTGTGCAAAGCCTGCTGTAGGCTTAAAAAGGGCATTTGGCATAGTCTGTATAGCCTTAGCCAACTGCTGTCGTCTTGAATGAGTTATCTGACCACCAAAATACAAATCACAATTCTTAATAGGATAATCTGGAACAAATTGTTTTAAATGTTGCGGTGCCCCAATAGGTAATTTGTTATAATCCTTGTGCTGTTCTTGAGGGTATTGAATCCATATCTCAGCATTAGGATGACTAATCTTACTTATATCAAACTTACCTTCTTCATCCCCTGTAACAAATAGAACAACTCTTGAAAGGTTTTGTATTTCTTTATTAATATCTTCTTCGTGCCCAAGGTTTTGAGGTCCAGGAATTACTACAAAGCCCCTATCAGCTTTTGGTATAGAGTTAACCTTTATCTGATTAACCTCATATTTATCAAATACTTCTTTTAAAATGCCATAGTCCCACTTATCGGCAGCACAATCTTCCTCATTAAAAGAATATAAGTATGCGTTAGTCATTTTCTATTCTCCACAAGTTTTCTTCAACAATAAGATCTTTAACAATATCTCCCTGTATTTGAGAGTCATAAAATTTTATAGCATCCAACTTTTTATCATTAGAAATAATATTAATTTGTGTTATTCTATATTTTGATTTAAATTTATTAAGTCTATCCTCATAGAGTGCGGGATATAATACTCTGTATGGCAATTCTGCATAAAGAAAAAATGTACAATTATATTTTTGCATAATCTCATATAAGCAGTCGCTTAAAAATATATGGTCTGGATGGTGTATTCCAAGTGGCACAAACACATTTAAATTAAGAACTTCTGATGTATCGTGATCTCTAATAATTTGTTCAATCCAAGTAACCAATAAATTTTTATCTTGTTTTCCATATACATCATCTAATAAATTTCCATTAATTTCTTTGGCGCTAACAAAATTACAGGCTTTTTTGTGCTCACCTCTAAGAACTGTATGCTTCTTGTATCCAATATCATCAGTTGGTATGCCAGCAAATGCAGAGGCTATAATAAAATTTTTATTGTTTAAAATATAACTTCCTAATGAAAATACAGCATCATCTGTGTGTGGACAAAAAATTAGATTACTCATAAAATAAATGAACCTCATGCTGGTAGTCAAGTAGTGTTTCTTTATATCCAAGCATCTTAATCCAGTGCCTTACCTCAGAAAGATACTCGCCAAACTGGTGAAACATAAATTCTGGGTGACCAGATAACCAAATCTTTGGTTTATACTCTCTAAGAACTCTTTCAGCCCCTTTAAGAACTTTCCATTCGCTACCCTCTACATCAATAGAGATTGCTGTTGGGGCTTCTAATTCATTTACATAAACAAGATCATCTATACGTATCTGACCGTAACTATCTCCTTCAAGATATAACTCTTTAAATCCGTGTGCTTTATTTAAATCTTCACTTGATACTGGTGGAAAGCCATTGAGATATATCTCTGACTTATTATTATTTATATCAGATGCAAATGCTGCAACTGTTGCTATAGGTGGTTCAAGTTTATTTGCAGACCAAAGTATTGGATAGTGTGACCATACTTGTGGGTTTGGCTCAAACAAAACTACTCTTGCTCCCCACATCTGGCACAGAGCAGGAAACTCTCCTTCTTCTGCTTCTACATAATAAACAACATCTCCCTTACCAATATGATCAAACATAGACTTGGTTCGGATCTTTTCCCAACCTTCTGGTTCATACCACTCTGGTTTATCTGCACGATGCTGTGGCAGGACTATCTTAAACTCTCCGTTAATGACTACTTCAACCATCTCTGTCATTTTTCTTCCATATAAAACTTAACTATTTCTTCCATAGTATCTTTCATTGTATG